GTTCCAAGCCCCACGACCTTCATGATGAAACACCCCTTACCCCTTTAGACCGAAAAGCATTCCCTTCTTCAACTGTTTTCCGCGAATGGCAGCGGCGGTTCATTGCCTGCCAGTTAGACTTGTCCCAAAACAACCGCAAATCGCCTTTGTGTGGCTTGATGTGGTCTACAGTATCAGCCGGTAACGGATTGCCTGACTTACTGCACTCCGGGCATGTACACCATTTATGATCTCGTAGATATTTGGCTCGCTCGCGCTTCCAGTCTGCGCTTAAATACAATGGGTTTGTGCGCCGCCTTGTATCCTTCGGCCTATGCTCGTCACAATACTGACCCTCGGTTGTAATATTCGGGCACCCTGGCTTCGCACATGCTCGTCTACGTTTCAGACTCATAGGCCATTATACCAAATACTGCTTAATCATGTCACATTGATCGGCAATAATGTCTTGCGTCACCTCGCCTATCTTCTCATCTATTTCCTGGGCATTGCCCCGAAAGCTGTACTGATCCCCGCCGTTCTCGACCCACTGCCACGCCATGTGGCATATTAGTTCTTGCTCTGTCATAAGTTCCCCTCCCAGAAAACTATTTTCCCTCTCCTGTATCGCTATCTGAAGCGCCGATAATCCGTAACAGATATGTGCGCGTGTCCCGCATGATGCTGATATCAGAGTAGTGTACAACTTCCCTCAACCGCTCTATCCGCTTCTGTAGCTCGTCGTTGTCTTTTCTGAAATAATACAGTTTTTCCTCCAGTTGTTGATTGTTGTGAGCGCCATCTTCTGCGTGAAACTTCCAGTAATCTCGTTCTTCTTGGATGTCATCCATTTTGAGTTGTAGCTCGGCGTTCTTTTGCTCATACTGATCGCATGACTCGTTGAGGCTTTCGCAGTTTTTGCGTAGCTCGGCGTTTTCGGTTTTGAGGTTGTCGGCTTCTCGCACCATCTGTATTTGTTTTCTTGTTAGCCGATCGTTCTCAGCTTTGAGGTTGTCTATCTTGGCACTAAGTTCGCTGCGCTGCTCTCTCCAATCATTTACGGCTTCCGCCTTGCTCGTCACTAAACGCTCTATCTCTTTAGCCCCTAGTTCGTTCTCGGCTTTGAGGTCGGCTATCTGATTATCACGCTGCTCTACGGTATTGCTTAATTCGCCAATTGCTATGGCGCGTTTGTCAAGGTCAGCCTTGAGGTTGGCTATCTCGTCGTCTGATTCATTCAGCATTTTCCGGAGGGCAACTTTTTCACTAAGGAGAGCTCTTTCGTAGCCTTCTCGGCGCTCTATCTCAGCGCGTAGTTCGTCCTCTATGGGGCGGGATTGATACTCAGCGGGGGAGTCTACATATACATCCGCACCACAATCGGTACAGTGAAACTGTCTTCGTACCGCGGAAATCACACGTTCAGATACGTTATCGCTACTACAAAACGGACAAATCAGCTTTAGCTCCTGCGTTCCGTCTGAATAGTTCCACTTGTACCCGCATGATTCACACCAGCAACCCATCGGCTCTCTCACGATAATAGAGCTATGACAATGAGGGCATAGCTTCGGCGTTAGCTCCTGCGTTTCATCGGTTTGCGATTGGCCGCTATCTGTATGCACTTGTTCAGATGTGTCTGCGGTTTGTGACTTCTCAACCCACACACACTTACCTCCACATCCTCCATAGCGGGAATCATGTGTTTCCTCATACGTTACCATGTTTGGCTCCACCACCTCGCCGCATAGAGTGCACTCCCAATGGCCCTCGATTGTCTCGCTATCGTCAACCGCTTTAGTGTCAGGATTGTCCACGTCTTGATGCCATGTAATTACGCCACCGCATGCACAAACCGCAGACTCATGGTGACTAATTATAACGCCACCGATCGTAATAGTTTTCCCATAGTTTGTGCCGCAAACACCGCACTCCCAGTGGCCGTTGTCCATGTCTTGCGGACCTACGCCACAGTTGTCGGCAGGTGTGGTGGATTCTATCGGTGTGTCGGGTTTTAATACTATGGTTCCTTCATCCTCGCCCGTACCAGCTATAAAAGACACCATGCTGTCTATTTGTTCCTCAGTTAGTTTAGCCTGTTTGCCTCTCTCCAACGCATCAAGGCGTTGCTCAACAATGTCCAGCTCGCTATCCAGCTTGTCATCAAGCTTGCCTATTTTGACATCTACGTCTGTCAGGCGTTCGGCGATGCCGTCAAGTCGCTCCCCTAAATAGGAATGCGCTATGGCGTTCCCCTTCAAAACCTGCTCTTGTCGCTTTTCGGTAACTTGCGACTCTCGTATGCGCCACTCAATGTCTTTTAGGCGTTGCTTGATATCGTTCATCATGTTCACTATGCCTTCGGCGTGGTAGCCGTCCTGCTCCATCGACTGAAACTTGAGGTTCATTTTAGCAAGGGTGTCGGCTGCTTCATCAAGATCCTCACTGAACGTATCTTGGTTGTCCTCTACGTCTGTTAGGCGTTCGTCGATGCCATCAAGTCGTTCCCTTAAACAGGAATGCGCCATGGCGTTCGCCTTCCAAGTCTGCTCTTGTCGCTTTTCGGAAACTTGCGACTCTCGTATGCGCCGCTCTACGTCTGTCAGGCGTTCGTCTATGTCGTCAAGGCGTTCTAGGGTTTCTTCGGCGACTAAACTCACATCCCCTTCGTATCCGTCGATAGCATCAACTTGCTCCGTGAGTTTTGCAAGTGCGTCTACTGTGGCGTTGTGGGCTTCTGTTATTCTTTCGGCCCAAACACCAAGCTCGGTTATTGCGTCATTATCATTCTCATAAATCTTTGGTTCTTTAATCTTGTCCATTCTGTTCCTCCATTGCTTTACTTATCATCGCTGTTAGTAGGCGGTTTTGAGCTGACCTCGCCGCTGACTCCGCCGCTGACCCCGCCGCTGAACTCGCCGCTGAACTCGCCGCTGAACTCGCCGCTGACCCCGCCGCTGACCTCGCCGCTGACTCCGCCGCTGACCCCGCCGCTGAACTCGCCGCTGAACTCGCCGCTGACTCCGCCGCTGACCTCGCCGCTGACTCCGCCGTAGCAAGGTCGCTGTCGCTTATCTCGCCTCGTAGCCATTTGCGCTTGGCCTCGATAGCAGCCCAACTACGCTCGTCACCGTTGCAGTATCGCTTAAGGGCATGTTCCGCGCACCGGCAGGCAAACTCATGCAGAATATTCGTCGCGTCAATCATCGATAACACACGGCGGTAGCGGCCTACCAGCTTACCATTACCTCGCTCAACGTCGCCCCATATCTCTACACGACAACAGATAGGACCGGGCGCGTTACCCAACGCATCCAATATTTTCTCGCTGCCATGCAAACCAGCCGCGCACAAAGTAGGCCTGTCGTACGTCTCGCCATCGTACTCATACGGCCACTCTATTGAGTACGTTTTGCCTACCTCAACAACCTCGCGTGTTCCCCACCGCAAGCGGCGGTCTCTGGGGAGGAAGTGCCATGCTTTAATCTTGTTCATTCTCATCACCTTCTTTCTTTTTAACAGACCATACCTCATGTTCTCTATCATCTCTGGTGATTTTATCTTCGATCAACTCACCAGCCCACCATGTCTCCATGGCATCATCGATAGATTCTGCATCAACTTCAAACACCTGTGTCCCTCTACAGTAACCCGCCGCACCTACTTTAACTAAATACTTGTCCATTCTCATTACCTCGCTTTACTAAGCCAAATCTTTGCTACAAAGAACGCCGCAGTCCCCACGAGTGCGCCTACCCACCATTGGAAGTTTTCAGCTGCTCTGGCCATGAAAAACCCTGCGACAAAGAACACCACCAGTATCTCACTGAGCATGAGTAGTTTTGTTTGTTCAGTCATCTTTCTCACCTCGCTTTTGATATTCGCCACATTGGAATATCCGTTGTGTAGGGTGCACCCAAGTTCTCCAGATAGGACATAACCTGTGAGTATCAACCGTACTCCTAGTGGCCTCTGTAAAATATCTACACGTCTCACATTGTTCCATCTTTTTCACCTCGCTTTTGGTATTTGCCGCACCAGTCTGATGGCCACGTCGCGGGCCATGCCCTGATTGGGACGCCCCTGTCCCATGCAACGTGTCGAGGACTTTTACGTAAGCAATAGTGCAGCGGTCCCATATCGTCAGTATCGTCTATGTCCCAATACTTACACGTCTCACATCGTTCCATCGGTGGCGTCCTTCTCCCCTTGTGGACATTTAACAGGAATCCCATTAAAAACTCCCGCGTTCCACACTACATTATGCGTTATACAGTGATAGGTTGTGCCACCACTATCTTCGGCAAGCACTTGGATGTAGCATTCAGGCTGCGGACTATCAGCGGCATTCATTTCGTTCATTTCAACAACGCCTCCACATCTTCTTTGCACGTTATCACCCTCGCTATTCCTCCGCGTTTCGCAATCCTTTCAAGCTCTTCCTTTTGCGACTCCCGCAATTGATCGCGCCCGACCTTGATCTCTAAGCCAACATAGCGCCCGTCACGGTCACAGCCGATTATATCCGGAGTACCGTCCGGGGCTTGCCTTACGTTCCACCGGCCCGAGTAGCCCGCGTTGATCCGGAATACATGCCAGCCTGCAAGGTTAAGGATTTCTTCGCAGTAGGTTTTTAGGTCGTTGGCTGTCATGCTGATTCCTTTCGGTGTGACTCCCATGTAAACCCGAGCACCTTCCCGCCGTTTTCTCGAAGGCGGTCGATTGTTCTTTCGCCAAGGTATTCGGTAACGTCTTTAACGTTCAGGTTTGATATAAGTACGGTGGGTTTCATTCGCTCATACCGGCCATTGATTACCTCAAACAACAACAGCTTTTCCGAATCCGTCCCAAGCTGTACGCCAACCTCGTCCAAGACAAGCAAATCTTTTTTTGTAAAACGATCGATAGCGTCTTGCTCATCCTCTTTTGCTTCCTTGCTGTAGGTGCTTCGTATTTCCCGGATCATTTTCATAACAGATATGTACTGCCCTTGGTGTTCGTGCTTGATGTAGTCAATCAACACAGCACAAGCAAGGTGAGTTTTGCCAGTACCAACAGATCCACACAAAAACAACGAGCCGTTTCCCGTTGACAAGCTCGCCGCATATTCTCGGCAGCGGGTGAGGACCATTTTTTGCTTGTCGCTAACCGCTTTGTAGTTATCGAACGTCGCATCGATAAAACGTGGCGGTATGCCGGCTTTTTTGATGGCTTCCTCAACCCTGTATAATTTGAGCCGTTCTTCTCGCTCGCGCTCTTCTTGTTTTCTCGCCTGTTCGCGCTCTTCTTCGCATTGCGGACAGCCAAGCGTCATACTCCTTCCGGCTATGGATATCGTTTGCGGTATATACGGGCCGTGCTTTTCACAAACCCCTTCTGGCTCGTCGTACCGATCTACGATCTCATTTATCTGCTTCAAAACTCTATCTCCTCGTTCTTGTAATACTCTTCTGGATCAGACTTCTCCCACTCTTCCGGAGACGCACGCGGACCTCCGTTTGTTGGTTGCTTACGGTTCATTTGCAATAATAGGGTTGGAAATTTCTTCCGGAGCTTACTAGCTGACAAAATATTGGCTTTCCAAAAATCATTACCTTGACACCAATCAATGACGGATTCGACTACTTTCTTGTCTCTTCCGTCACGCTCCACAAGCAAACGAATATCGGTAGCCCATACCGACTCTATTCGTTGCCGGTCCTTCCCTCGAAAGTAATTCTCGTCATTGTCCGTTATTCGCTCGGCTAGATGTTTGGCCAAAGGTAAATACGGGATGTCCTTTTCGGCCGCATCGCTGGTGTTCTGTTCTGTACTGTTCTGTCCTGTTATTTGCTGTTCTGTTCTATGGGGGTTTTGGGTAGGGTAATTCCCTTCTTGGGGTAGGTTTTGGGGTGGGTAAAACCCCTCTGCAAGTAGGATTTTGTCCTCTGAAATATAGTCTCCGACGTCCAATAATAGTAGTTTCTTGTCAATTTCGATTTTGGCGCGAGATCGGGCAGCAAAAAAGTATCGTTTTTGTATTCCCCGTGAAGTTAGTATTCCGTACTCTTCAAACATGCCGGGGTCGAAAAGTCGCCATTTCAAAGCTGATTCAACGACTATTTTACAAAGCTCTCGGCTGACATTTCGCTTCTTGCAAAACAGCATTTCCTCCCGATCTGTCCATGGATAGTAGTATCCGTTTGTAGAATAGATTTGCATCAGAAGCTTAATAACAACTCCAAAAGCGGCATCGCCTGCATCTTCTTCTATGAGCGCGATCTTGTCATCCGTATCCATATGTACGTCGATGCGCATAAAATCGAGCCCTTCTTTTATTGGTCGTCCGCCTTTATTCAAGCTCCCCTCCCAGCCAATAGTTTTTCGTGGTAGGTCAAAACAACTCCATCTGCGCTGGCCTCTCTCCCTTCTCCCTACACTCCCCGCACACCACTATTGGGCCCTCGGCACCTTCTGCAACAAACAACCGCCTACCTCTGGTAGCCGCCGCATTTGGCCCGATGTCGTTATGTACGCCGCATTGCTCGCAGCAATTGCGGGAGCGTTTCAAGAGCATCTTGCGGGTTGCGAGGTCGTAGTCCATTAGGTTATCCCCTCCAAAAATAGAGCATGCCGGAATCGAACCGGACAGGGTTGGCGCGGAGTCCCTGGGCAGGGGAAAAGTGTCAAAAAACCTCCCCAGGGCGAGACGCCTCGCCTCCATCGCTCGGTCACCCGATACGCGCAGTCAACGACATGCGCACACGTCACGCTCTGTATGTGCCGGGGCCGCCTCTTTGTTTGACCCCGGCGTATTTGTTGCATACGAGGCGAGAGACATCTCATCTCACACCCTTTGTAAAGATCCTCCCAATTTCGGCTTTGCGCCGTGATACCCAACCATACGGTTAAGGTGTATACTTTTTTACATCACTTAATGTTGTAATTCGCGAGATATGCCCGCATTGGTTTGCGGGAATGTACGTTGTAGTTAAGTCCGGCGGCGTACAGCTTGCTTACGTCTTGCTTGTCCGTGTAATCACATCCAGGGCAACGAAAATCACCCTTGCCGTCAATGTTTAGACAGCGCCTACACTTCGGACAGCGCCGCTCAGACCGGAAGAACATAATCGGTATTTCGCCATCTTCGAAGTAAGGTGAAAATCCTTCGTTCATGCTTACTGCGTTTTCCATTTGGGTTCTCACGCTACCTCCTTCACTTTCGCTTGCAGCTCCGTCATAACAATCCGCTGCGGTATCATCTCCTGGATGTCAGTTGAGTGAGTAATCACAACGGTATGATGCCGTCCTGACTCGTTGTGAGCCGCTTCCAGAAGCCGGAAGTAGTTGACCTTCGCCTCTGTATCAAGAGCGCCGTCGGCCTCGTCAAGGAAAACCGTCAAGAATTGCGTCCCGGTGTTCTTCGCCCGAATAATGCCAAAGGCGTCATAAATCGCCTTCTTAATCCATACGCTTTCCCCGCCTGATAGCGTATCAAGCGGTTGCTCTGATCCGTCTTTGCTGTCGTGGATAACGATCTCAAAGTCCTCTACCTGCTTTGTTTTGCTACCTTCTCCGGCAATACGCGTTGTCCTAAACTCAATCTGAAACCGTGCATCATAGGCGGAGGCAAGCAACCGGTTTGCAACGTCAGCTATTGACGGCGCCAGCGCGTCAAGCTCAAGCGCCTGAATGCCGTTCGGGCCGCAGGCCGTCTCCAAGTATCGCCATTCCTGCGCATCTTCAACCTTTTGCTTAACCTGGCCTTCAAGCGCTTCCAGTTCCTTCCCTGTCTCCGTTAACGCTTCTATCTGCCTTTCAACACCCTTGAGCTCTACTTCAACGGCCGTCTTCTTTTCCCTGGCCTTCTGGTAGTCATCGCGCAACTCTTCAAGCTCCCGGGTAACTTCCTGGTAGGCTTCATCCGCTTCAAAATTGTAATTGGATTCCAGCTCGGCTACTTCCGCCCTGACAGCCTTAAGTTTGTCTTTATTGGCCTTGACCTGTACATCAATTGTCTCAAGCTTCGCCGCAGCAACTTTCGCTTTTTCAAGCGTTATCCTAATTTCCTCAACCGGAAACGTTGTCAAGCTTTCGTTAATCTGGCTCAAGGTAGAATCGTCAACGTCCTTAAAGTGCGGCTCTGCCGGCCATTCCAAAGCATCAATGTCGGCCTTGAGTTTCGCTTCGGCTTTTTCGAATGCGGCAATGTCCTGGTCAATATCGAATACTTCCGCCTGCAAACCTTCGAGCGTCTTCTGCTGCTCTGCGCGTTCGGCTTTGAGCTGCGTTGCTACGTCCGGCGGTAATTCCTGCTTACAGGTGGGACAAGTGGTATCTATAGGTTGCTGTAATATGGCATCGAAATAGTCAATTTTTCCGACTTTTTGGCTCTTTTCTTCGCGTTTTTCCTGAATTTCCTGCCGTATTTTTTCGCACTGTGCGCGTAGCTCCTGCTCGATATCTGCAACAGCCTTGCGCTGAGAATCGTATTCAGTACGTGCCTGATCTCTGCGTTTATACTCTTCCGCCTGTTCACGTTCTATTTCCCCCTTACGCTTCTGCAGTTTGTCGTATTCCTGTTGCTCGTATTCCGCCTGTGCTTGTTTCTCAAGTGCAGCCTCATAACCTTCGCGCTCACTGACCAGCCCAACGTTTGCAACGACCAACTCTTCGCCTTGTCGCTTGAGCTCTGCGGTCCTGGACTCAATGCGCCGGTTCTCGCTTACAACAGATTCAAGCTCCGCGGCTTTCTGCTTTGCCTTCTCGCCTTTCTCTTCCACGTCCGCCAACTCTAACAACGCGGCCTTTTGCCGGGCAACGAGGTCGGCATGCTGGTCGTCAAGCTCCGGCATTTTCTCGACCTGCGATTTCATCTGCTCGATACGGCCTTTGTCGCGCTCGGTTTCGTTCTCTATCGCCTTGGCTTTTTCTCTGGCCGCTTCGCTGTAGGTCTGTAAGTATTCAAGCCCTGCGAGTTCCCGAAAGAGCGCCTTCTTTTCGCTCTGCGTAGCTGACGCCAAATCAGGAGCTTGCTTGCTGGCTTTCTGCGCCGTGAACGCACTGCGCACGTACAAAGCAAGGGAGCCAAAGAGTTCGGTAATCTTTTCCTCATAGTCCGCCTTCCTTCCGTTTACAAGCGGTTGACCGTCGCGGTACAGGTGATACTCGCAGGATCCGGAAGCGTTGGCGCCGTCGATGTGTATCAGCGCCCGGTACTGGCTATCCGTCTTGCAATCCGTAAAACGCAAATCGCGCCACGAGTCACGCAGAAAGAAGTGATCCTGGAGCTTCCCGCCGCGGGTAAGCATGGTCGCGTATGGGTGAAGGTTCTCGATAAGCGTCGTCTTGCCCGCACCGTTTGATCCAAGCAAAGCAATAAGTCCAGAATCAAAGCTATTGAAATCCAGATATATTTCATCGTTCCCCGTCCCCTTTTTAATGCCGATAGCGCCACGGAGTGATAACGAATCAATGCGAATGTGTGCGCCTTCTGACACCAGCCCTTCGCGCCTGGCTTCGGCTTCGAGGGCTTCTGCTTTTTCGCGGAGTGTTACGTCAATCTTTCTGATTTCTTCGCCGGTATTCTCGGCGTAGATTGTGACCTTATCCCACAAGCTTTTTGCTTCCTGGATTTCACCGGCGCGTATTGTTTCGGTTGGGATAATCTCGGTTGTTACGCGGGAGCCGGGGAGAGCGCCATCATTGAGCATGTCGCGCAAGGCTCGGTCAGTGTCAAAGGTTGCGAGGTCTCGCTTGTCGCCACGGATCACGGCCCATACTTGGTAGCCGTCAAGCTCTCCGTCAGCAAAGAGATCCATTTTCTCACAGACGATCTTCTTTCGTGGCGGGTGGGGGTAGTCGATGCGCGTTAGCCGGGCAACAACAGACTGACCCCATGCCATTTCTTCGACACGTCGCTGCGCGAGGTCGTTCAGTTCGACGATGTTGAATTGTTTCTGCTCAGTTTCCCCCCAATCCACCGGGAACGCTGACCCGGAATAGTACGCTGGCAAATCCCCAATCTGTTGCGCCAGGTGAATATGTCCGAACGCGTAATAATCCGCATTGACCATAGCCAAGTCATCACGCCCAACAGCAATCCCGCCCTGCGGTAGCGTCTGGCCGTTGCACATGCTTGCCCCGGATACTTCACCGTGATATACCATGAGACAAGGAATGTCGCTGTATTCTTTCCGTGTGGCAGCAAAGCCAAGAAAGATATCGCGCATTCCTTTGATTACGGCCTGGGTAGCTTCGTCCCTACTCAGGCCGTTTCTACCTGACAGAAACCATTCTTTAGAGGGCTCCGGGCAACCGAAAATCAAAAGTTCTGCATTGGTTGGCTTGCCGTCAGAATGGTCATGCGCATGAATCACTTTGTTTTTCAGGAAGTAGATAACGCCTGGATATAAGAGCGTAAACTTGTGTTCCGCGTTCGTTTCAGTCAAAACTTCATACGCGCCTGGTATATCGTGCGTTGGAGTGCCTGTTACGGCCACAACAGGCGCGTGGTCCATCATGCGTTGAATGACTCGCTGCAGCTCCGGAAGTCCGCTTGACGCGGTATTTTGGACAGCCCTGTCGAACAAGTCCCCGGCAATAACAAACAGGTCAACGTCCTGCTCAATACCGGTGTTTGCAAAGGTCTTAAGGGATTGCAGGGCCGGTATCTGGTTTTCTCTGCTGAAATGAAAATCGGCAGAATGGACGAGCTTTATCATCACGCCACCCCCGGAATCTTCTTGAGCAACGTAATTAAGTTGTTGATTTCCTCAACAGTTACATTCGGGTTGTTCAAGGTCTCTTCAATCGCCTGTATCGGATGCCTGCCGTTCCCCTTACTGACGTAGGACTTCACAGCCTCGTTGTTTTGGTACTCTTCAAGGCTTTGCTTTGCTGCAGCAAGCTCCCAGTCTTCGCCGTCGTCGCTGGCGGTATCTTCACCGAAGTCAATCGGCTCTTCTCCGGTTTCTTCCTGCGGTTCTTCCAACGCCTCTATCTGTGGCGTTACGTCTTTCGGGCCGTAGATGTCAGACGCACCATTGGTAGCTATCTGCAATGCGGTTTTGCGCATCTCCGGATTTTTCAGGAGCTCGTCTGTGTTCGCCACAATCCGGCAGACTACAACGGCACGCTGGAAATTGTCGCGGTTGAACGTTACTGGCAAGCCAAGAATCTTTCGAATAGCGCGAAGCTGTGCCCCGGTCTCTGCTCGCTGTAAAGCAAATTTCTTAGGCCCGTCTTTTGCCCGATCCACCCAGTCATAATCATAACTGGCATCGACGTGATACATAATTCCGTCCGGCCCGCGCCTGATCGCTGTAACGGTCACAGTCCAGGATGTTTCGTTCTTAACAATGTCTTTCGTGTCGAAGGTGATTCCGGCAGCTTCCGCAATCCGTTGCAGGTGGTGCGCCTTTGGCATCATTTCGCCGTTAATAGGTTTTTCGTGAAAATCCGTAGGCACTGCCTGTATTTTTGTTGTCAATGTCTTGAAGAGTGATTGCGGGTTTAAGTCGTTTTCATTGACAAAAACGAGCGCCCCCTCATTCTTGTGCTTTTCAATAACTGCTAACGCTTTCTTTTCATCCATACTCAACTCCTTTCAGTATTTCTTTATCACTAATCAGTTATAGCAGGCTGCGTATTCCCGCTTACAAACTGCTCTAAAATCTCGCGCGTGAAGTAGGTGCGGCGGCCCACTTTCACGCACTCGATTTGACGCCTGCACACCATCGTTTGCAAGGTGGACTTTTTGATTCCGAGGTACTCAGCCGCTTCGCGGTAATCTAATAGTCGCTTATGCTCTTGCATGTAGTTCCCCTCCGTGGTCATACAATCCCTTTGTTGATTTTGCGCAACTCTTCCAAGTGCCGCTTAATGTTTTTTCTCCCGACAATCATTCTCCCGCCGGTAGTTGGGTGAACGCGCACATACGAGCCGTCATTGCGCACCATGTATGTAGTGTCCGGAAAAAGTTTAAAAGTCCGCCCGTTTGATTGTTTGGTTTGCGGCAAATAGCCATATCCCAAAAATGATTTTTTTCGGCCTCGCCACGCATGCGCCTGGTGAAAGTTCATCCCGCCCCTGTTGTAGCTGTGGTTCATCATGTCGCGTATGCCTCGCGCCCACGGGATATCTTTGGTTAACATGCCGGCCATTAAAGCTAAATTTTTCGCTGCACTCATTCTTCACGCTCCCTGCAAATACTCCGCAACACAAACCCAAACGCTACGCCTATCAGAAACACGATTATTGAGAACAGGATTAGGGCGGTTAGGATTGTCATGCGGGAATCTCCACAACATCGGACAGAAGGCTGCGCAATCTGGCAAGTCCAGACATCACCGCCGCGTTATTTTTGTCCAATAAATCCAGCTCAATTAATTCGACAAGCTGGTTGATAAGAGTTGTTTGGTTTTGCCCTGGCGCATGCTTATCTATCCATGTCGCTTGCTCTGGCGTGTATTCTCTGTGTTTGCCCCAATCGTGCCGGACGGAGTTTTTTAGGCGGACTACCCGTTGTTTCGCGGCCTTATTTTTAGTTTGCGGAGATTTTACAATGCCGGTTTTTATCTCAATTATTTGTTGCACACGCTCCACGGTTACGCCAAATGCGTCGGCGAGCGCTGTATCTTTTATACCCAAATTGACGCCAACAATCACGGCATGCGTCCTGTCCGCCCCGCTTATTTTTTTCTTTACATCAGAATTAAGCTTAATCGCATCCAGATAAAGCGCCTGCTCGTTTTCGTAATCTTTAAATATGACGCTTATTTTTGCGTCTTCTCCGTAAAGCTTTTCGTGCTTTCTTACACGATGAAAGCCGTCGACAATACGTTTTGATTTTCTATCCGCGATTATTGGCGGCAGCTTTGCCCCGGCCAACTCAGCATCTATTAAGTCTTGTACGTGTGTAGCATCAATGGATGCCCGCGGGTAAATGTCATAATCCTTAATTAATTCCGAAACAATAATTTTTTCACTCATAACAACCCCTATAAAAATCTTTACCTCACCGTGCCGTGCCTTACCGCACCGAACCTCACCAGGCCTAACCTCACCAGACCTCACCCTACCCCGCCACATTATTTCTCAATCAAATAATTTCGCAAAATAACCAAACCTCACCTCGCCGCGCCGCGCCACGCCATGTCGCACCTGACCAAACCTCACCTTGCCCCACCAAGCCTTACTATATATGGCTTATTTTTCGCCAAATCCATCTACGTAAAACGAACCAAACGGCCCGCCGCGCGCTATACGATAATCGCCGACACCCGTAGTTTTCCCGGCAATGTCCAAATGCTCCGCCACCATTTCCGGGCTTACGACTTCTTCATCGAGCAACAGGCGAACAATTGCCGCCCATTCAGTAAACTTTGGACGGCTCCGCATGACGCCATTGTTCTGCACAACCGCCCGCCGCGTATCAACGATGTAATCCTTTTTGGGCTTCATGGTTTTTGCGTCGAGAACGACTGTCTGCTCGTCCACGTTAAAAACCGCTGGCTTGAAAACCGTTGCCGCGCCTAACTTGCCGATACGCTTGCCTTTCAAGCCGTTAAGCAGGCAAGCCCGAAACATGTTAGACGGCAGATAAAAGTTGCCGTCGTCGTCGACGTACAGCCCTTTCTCTGCTTCTTCTTCCGGTGTGGGAATGTGTTTTGTTTTCGGCCCATTACTACCGACAACCATTTTTGCCGGATTGTTCATGAGCAACGGAAAAATACCCACAACCTTATACTTTCGTTCGACTAATTTCATTTGATTCCTCCTGTAGTCGAAATAAAAAACCTCACCTTGCCAGACCGTACCTGGCCCAACCTGACCTCGCCAGACCTCGCCACACCACGGCGGACCACATTTTATCCTCCATACGGAGGCGATTCGCTTAAAAACCTTTCCCGCGTCCTGAAATCGTAAACCTCTGTTATCTGATCCAGCTCGTTAAACCGATAGCGCCGGTCAGCAAATACAATGCTGTTCTCGCGCTCGATAACGCGCAGGCCGAATGCGTCTGCGATTACAAGAAGGGTCATGCGGTCAGTCGTTGGATTCTTGTTTGTCAAGCCATTGCTCTACGGCTTCGCTAACTACGTCTGACATCACCGGGCGCGGGTAAAGCGAGTAGATGTGTCCCCTTAACCGCTCTTGAGTAGACTTGCGTATTCCTACAGATGTTAACGCGGGGCGTTGCCTCGGCTTTTCTTTGACTTGCTTCATACGTCAATACTATACGTTATACATTAGCCTGTCAAGTAGATTTTTAATATTTCTATTGCAAAAAGTAACGTAATACGTTAGTTTATATATATGGGAGGGGAGGGAGTTAATGAGTGGATGTGTTCGAGCGGCTGCGCGAGATTCGGGAACGCCGCGGAATAACGCAAAAAGTCGCCGCGCAATGGTTTAAAGACCTTCGCGGGAAAAGCCTCACTGAAGCTTCTTTTGGGAGAAAAGAGAAAGGCAAAGAAGGTGGCTATGGCCCAGACATTATCAAGCGCTTACTCGATGAAACGCATATGGATGCTAGGTATGTTTTTGGCCAGATAGATGACATCAATCAAGCTGATCTTGATCTTCACGAGCCCGAAGAAAGTAAATACCAAAGAGAAATATTAGAAGCAGCGCAGAAATACAACAAGCTTCAAGAGGATCGTAAGCAAGGCGACGAGGTTCTCGATTTTGTTCAAAACGAGGAAAGCATATACCGGCTTTGTGATGAGGTTGCAAGCTTAAGCCCAAGCCAGTTTTTGCGTTTTATTGATAAGGCGTCATCTTATGTTGACGGACTTAAAGATCAAGAGAGAGACCAAAAAGAAAACACAGGGTAATACCGTCTATTGTCGATTTACGGCATCGTGTACCAATAACTGCATAGGCAAAACCCTGAAACCACATCAGCAAAATGCTGAGTGTAAAATAATTCCATTTAGGAAGGCCAAGCCATGAAAACAATATTAGGCGTTATTTTCGCGGCGATCCTCTTATCTGCCTGTGTCACGTCAAATATGACAATAGACCAGTTAGAAGCGATGGGATACGAAAAGGCGGACTTCCCGGAAAATAATTATTCCGGTTCTGTAGGGTTTACGGTTGATGTAAAAAGCGCACTTAATACGGGCGCGATCTATATTGGTATGGCGGAAAAAAGCTTGATAGAGCTTTGTTACCCAGATGATGTAAATATTTCTGTCGGTAGTTGGGGTGAGCACAAGCAATTTGTGTATAAATATGATAATTACGAGCGGGTGTATATCTATGTTGAAAACGGCGAAGTAGTTGCATGGCAGCTATAATCAATAACACGCTATTAGACGTGACTACAGTTGTGCACACAAAACCCCATCAAAATAGGCCGATATTGACCGTTGCAGAAAGCCGTAAAATAGACGTAAATGCTTGTAATATCGATACTTACTAAGCTACACCGCCGTTGGCTAAGTCCATATGTCCAGCTTGAGGGGCCAGTGATCATTGCGATCGTGGAGGTTCAAGTCCTCTCTGCTGCATCCGGCTAAGTGCTTACACCGTAGGTACTTAGCTTTTTTTGTGTTTACAAGTCTTGACAAGCGCAAATAGTGGTGACTACAATTGTGTAGACAGTTATGAGACAAAAATCTGACTACCAACTCTACCCCCGCAGTTTGAAATCTGGCAAGAAAGTCTACTATTACTATGCATATGACCACACCGGCAAACGCCGCGGGAAATCTACAGGACAGACCACGCTGTCAGCAGCGCGGAATTGGGTCAACCGCCAGCTCAAGCAAGGCAACTTAGTCACCTCCGGCGCCGTCCGCTTTAGCGATTGGGCGCGGGATTGGTGGATATGGGACAAATGCGGCTACATTAAGAGCTGCCGCGGCGCGATAGGCCGCATGCACGCAGACCAGCAACGCTGGTATTTGACGACATATATCCTGCCGTACTTCCAGGCAATGAAGCTTGAGAATATCGGGCCGTCTGATGTTGAGGCTTGGATCGCCAAGCTGCAGCGTGACGGTAGATCAGCTAACATGATCAATCACTGCTTGCGTACACTCAACACTATGTTCAACGAGGCCGAGCGTCTGGAGCACGTAACGCGCAACCCGGCCAGAACTGTGCGGCGCCTCCGGGAGCCAAAAAAAGAGATAAAGCTTTTGACCGTGGAGGAAGTAGGCAAGCTGTTCGCCGATGAAAACTATGCCACGTTCTGGAGCTCGCATATTGTGCACTACACCCTTAACCTTATGGCCGCGTCAACCGGCTTGAGAATGGGAGAGCTGCAGGCGCTAACTGTCGACAACTGCTACCCGGATCACATCCACGTTGTAGGCTCCTGGACGCGACACTATGGGGTTGTAGGCGATTCCGAGCAAAAGCGACACGAAAGGTACGTGCCATTGCCGTCTGTGACCGCTGCAAAATTGCAACAGTTGTGCAACAAGATGGGTGGCGGATGGGTGTTTACGGTCAACCGCACCGAGCCTGTTAATCATTCAACCATCGCGCAGTTTTTCCGGCGCACGATGGAGCGGGCCGGCATTGACGCCAAAGGCCGGGGCTTGTCGTTCCACTCCTGGCGGCATTGGTTTAACACGACTATGCGCTCGCACGGCGTTGACGGCTCCAAGCTTCGTGGTCTTACTGGCCACCAGAGCGAACAGATGACGGATAGGTATACCGATTACAGACCGGAAGACTTCGCAGACGTGAAGCAGATACAGGATACGTTGTTTTAATTCGGTTTTTGCCTGACCTTTTCGGCTACCCGTTCACCCACCTTCCCGCCAAACCAAAACGTGAGGATGATACCAAGGATCCACCAAAACCCCTGCGGAATGTTGTCTAACAAAAGCGTATAATCTGCGGTTTGTTTGGCAATATGAAACATATCGATGCAGAGAATCGAGAAGAACCAGCCAAACGTGAGCACCGTTACCGTTGGTCGTATCAAAGACCGCACAAGCAACAGCCATTTTGGCACCTGCGCTGCAGTCCCCTCATACTGCAGCGCAAAATCACGCGCCTCGTTGACGCTGTTCTGAACGAGCTTCTCTATATCACCGGATATCTGCACCTTGAGCTTTTCAATTTCTCCCTTTGCTTCGGGAGGTATATCGCCCTTCGCTACCGTGATAATATCGGCAACGCCGGTTGTTGCTTTTTCGGTCACGTCGGCAACCGTCTTACCTATTCCTAACCATTGAGCTAATCCCATATTTTTACCCCCTTGATAATCTCAGCCGCAACACATAGGCTGACTATGTACTGCGTTTTAGTTACTCAACCGCTATCCGGTTCGTAGAACGCGATAAACTCGGACCTGATACGGCTTACCAAGTTCTCCCGGTCGCCCACCGTTGCCTCGACAATCCAGCCGCCCACATGCGCCGGCGTCGGTTTTGCTGCCATGAATGGTGTTTGACTTTGGAAGCAGCCGGATTGAAAAATGTGGATGTTGCGAAACATCGGCAGGTAGTCGGCTTTGTGGTAGTGTCCTATGCCGAGTATGTCCGGTTTCATCCCGCCAGGGATCGCCTCGGCTTGCTTCTGGCTCTTATAACTAATCGCGTAAGCCGTTCCCCCGCCCGGGTGCGTCAAGCCAACTCGGACGGATTGCCCGTTGCCTGCCATAAGCTCAACGGTTGCCGAGTCCGTTCCGACAAATGTGCTATTCGGGATAACCTTTTCAAGTTTTTCGCCGACCTTCATGCCGATTTGTTTGGTAAAACTATAGTCGTGATTTCCAGTTATGAAGTAGGTGTGCACTTTGGTATCCGGCCACTTATCAGCAAGGGCCCGCTCTTGCGCGTCATAGCCGTGCGCGTACAGCTCAAACTCTTGCCCGCGGTACATCTTGCAACCATCCATGATGTCACCGGCATGCAAGCACGTTGTGATTTTTTCAGCCGCAAGATGTTGATAGAACTCTGTTAGCGCGTCAATACGCTCGTAAAAGCTCCCGATATGCGTGTCGCCGATAAGCCCGAAACGGATTGTGTTGCCTTTCGTTTTTGCCGGCACAATGTAATGCCGCTTCTCTTGCAACTTCACCAGCGCCGTTTGCAAAGCTTCCACCTGGCCACGAAGCTCTTTAGCGTCAACCGGCTCTAATACTTCTTGTACGTCTATCTCTTCACTCATACCGCTGCCTGCTCCTTGAACGCCGCGATTGTCGCCTCGTTGCCGTACAGATTTTTGTTGGTTTTGCCGTGATAAACGAGCGCTTTCCGGCTTTCGATAAGCGGATGATTACAATAGTTGTTCCAGCTTTGCGAGGTGATGCCCACGCGCCTCGATAATGTCTCACCGGTGAGAAGCTTCCCATCCGGCAAGCCGTCAATTATCTCAATAGCTCTCACCACCGACGACGGTACAAACTGCGACGGATCTATTCGTTCGTCCTCTATCGTGAAATCCACTATCCCCTCCCTGACAATTTGACGTTGCCATAGTTACAATTGGACGTCCTCGCAAAACGACAGCCACGCGGCGCCGTGCTCGACAAACCACTTCGGGCAGAGTTTCCCCGTGATGTCGTAGTGCTTATAGATATCACGTGGACCGAGCAAATAGGTCTGCACTAAGTGCTTTCCGAGCTTCGCAGCGGCCTCAAGCGTTGCGTCGGTGAAAACTCCCGTCCAATCCGGGTGGCACATTTCAATCCCGATGGTGCACCAGTTGGGCGTCCCCTGCCGCTTGTTGGTTGTGTAGCCCTTGAGTCGGTGCTGCGCCGTGCTTGTGTACTTGCGCGCGCCCACATGATAAGCTACTTCATCGTCTGGAATTACCCGGACAATTTCGCCATCGATACCAATGATATAATGCGCCGAGGCGTACCGGTCTGGCTTGTCGTCTGTGTCGTCTTGCTTCGCAAGCAGCTCAAAGTAGCGAGCAACCCCTTCTTGGCTTTGGCCCGCGTTACCAACCCAGTGATATACAATGCCGAGCGTTTCCGGCCGCTTATATCCGGGGCGAGAAAACGCGTTAACCGGTAGTAGGTGCTCAGTAATAATCACAACAACCACCCGGCCACCGCAAGGCCGAACGAGATAATCAGCCCGATAAGCGCGAGAGTGAATCGCCGGTCATCGCTGTGCTGGCTCTTGTCGTCTTCAAGAACGCCAACCCTGGCGGCGATACAGCTCACCTTGTCCCGCATTTCTCTATCCTTCTCGTAGAGCTCGCTGATGTCGTTGCGTAGGCGCTGTATATCGCCCGCAGTCGTGGCTTTCACATCAGCTATAGCAAGTTCCAAGTGTTTGAATTTCTCGTCCAGATATGCGCGAAAGTCTCTAAATTCGTCCATTACCTGCTCACCTCGGTCGTAAATCTGTTGCTCGATTCCTTGCGTCCCGCAAAAAGTTTGGTATTTCGTTTAATTCCAGTCATTGCCGCTATCCGTTGTATTTGTGCCGTTATCGTCAAAGTTGTCTGTGGTATTTGAGGTTGCGCGGTTGCCGGTTACTACGGTGCGGTCGGCTGATGATCGCGTTTCTATCCCTGTATCACAACCGGATGCCGTGTTTCCAGAAACAGTATTATTATCCCCAAGAATATATATCCCGTAATCATCAACCGTATAGGCGTTATTTCCAGAGACGACACATAAGGCATCGTAGACATATATTCCATAGGACAAGACGCCCCCACTTGTTAGAGTTATATTTGATACTTTATTCCCATTGACGATATTCCTGTCGCTGCCGTTGGATAAATATATCCCGCCAGCCTCCCCGCTATTAGAAGCATTGTTTATATCAAGAGAATCTATTGAGTTGTTATTTATTTCAGCGTCAACAGTTGTTGAGTGAATGGCGTATATGCCCTCTGTCCCTGTATGAGATATATCCTCAATTGTGTTGCTTGAAATTACAGTAGACACCCCCGCATTTATGCCCCGGATTTCCCCGCTTCCAGTTGCAGATAAGGTAAGTATCGAGTTACCTGTTACGGTCGACCCTGCGCCATCAGCCGTAATTGCTGTGATATCATCAGTGTTAGACGCGGTAATATCGCGTATCATGTTGTTGCTTATTGAACTATTCGTAGCGCCGCATATTATACAAGTAACATCTCCAGAAAGACTCTCTATTGTATTGTTGGCGATAACGCTACCGTTTCCACTGCCTGAACCAGCTAATATGCCATATACCGCGTTAGTAAAGCTGGAAATGTTGTTAGCGACAATTCTGTTTTTTCCAGAATCGCAACTAATCCCGCGCTGGCCGCCATTCTTAATTTCGTTATTTATTATTGCGCTACCTTCTCCACCAATACGTATCCCGTAATAAGTAAAAGTATCAATCAAGCAATTCTCAATGACGCCTCTATCGCAATGATTGCAATAAATACCGTTGTTCTTGCTGTCGTATGCCGTTACGCCACGGATGGCGAAATCGTCCACATAATTGAAATAAATCAGGTCTTTTACATTCGTATCGCTCGCATTCCGTGTGACCTTCCCTCCTTCAATAATGATATTCTCAAGCTCACTACCGGAACTCCCCGCCGCTGTGATTGCATACCCGTTATGGTTTTTCTCTATAACAACTCCCGGCTCCATAAGTAGCTTGACGTTGGATTTCATTACTACCGGGCCATCGGTTTTATAGGTGCCGCTTTTTACTTTCACAGTGCCGCCGCCGAGCGTTTCACTCGCTAGCGTAATGGCTGGATTGATAAAGTCTTCTGCGGACGTGTTTCCAGAGGGGACACGGAAATCAGTGTCAACGGTCGAATATTCAGCACCTACAACAACCGTGTCCCCTGCAGTAGAGGGAGATCGTATTGGCACCCCCCGAGCAACAAAACGAGCAATAGCGCTAGAGTCATACTTCCACGCCTCCTCGACTTCTCTGTATGTAATTTCGGTTTTGCCGTGCGTGTCCGCATCGGCTGATATTCTGATCCCTGTGGCCACCATTGTCCCGGCAACATCTTCAGCGGTACCCGATTGACCAACATCTATTCGGTACCAGTCATTAGGCCCGATGTCGTGAAGCGCTCCGTATGATGCGCAAATATAGATGTGCTTTCGCTGGCCGCGGTTTTTCCAAAGATAGTCGGCCATGCGGTTAAGCTGTTGGTCCGATATGACATCAGCTCCGCCGAACTCAAGCAACCGCTCGCCGTTTTTCAACACATCGGCCCGGTCGATAAACGAGTCATGCACGAAACCCTCGCTACCCGTAAACTTGTAAACCGGCTTGCCGACTATCGCAACTTCGATAACCCTCTCGCTTCCACCGGTATCGTTAAGCAGAAGTATACGCGCTTCGCCTGCCCGAGAGGTGATGTCAAGGCCGGAAACCAATGCACCGCTTGTTACGTAAGACAGCGCGCCATCAGCATCGCCCGCACCGGCGGTTTTGTGGAACAGCGTCGCGCTTTGAACACCGATAATTTTGTCTGATTTTGATGCCGGTTGATACGCGTTGTTCCATTGTTTTGTAAAAAAAAGTATGGAGCCAAGCGGAATATCTCCAGGAATATGCAGGTTGCCATTTTTAATCAAACCGGATGGGAATAGAGTCAGGTCAGTTCTCAGCGGCGTGTCGCCGGATGCGCCATACTGCGCCCAAAACTCACCGTAAGTGTCCGGGTCAGGAAAGTAATCGCCGTTTGCTACGGTTTCGTTGATTTGATTATTACCGGACGTGTCGTCAAAAGCCCCGCTTGCGCTGCCAAGCCAGATGAGCCGCTCTTCAGTCCCTACGCCATAGCGATCGCCAACCCCATACAAACAATTCGCCTGCGCTGCATCAAGAAACACATTCAACCCGTCAAGCAAAATGTGATTTGTATCCGTGCCAACATCGGTCACCGTGTCGATTGGCACCGGATCGCTATAGCCGTTGTCGAGAATCGCCCTGTTGACAAGCGTGCCGGATTCGTCAAAACCGCAATACGTCGCGCCGGTTCCGGCTCCAATAGATTTGAGGTTTTCCCACACCGTGCTATTTTGCTCCATGCGCCGCCACGGGTGTATATAGTCGACGTTGCCGGTGTCAATGCCAAACCACGGCCAGCTCATTTCTGCCGAATCATCGGCGGACACTTCGCCGCTTGATCCGTCTGTTTCGTTTTCTTCAAAATAATATATCTCATTATCACTTTCGCAGAGCATCGTCATTTTGACGTAGATGTCATCACTTGCCGCCGCGCCAATGTTGACTACAATGCGGTCCGAATCCTTGTCGGTTATTGAGTGCGTCGCCGACGCTAACTTGTATCCCTCGCCGCCTGCAAGAGTGTAAGTCTCAGAAGTGCTGTCATTCTCGCCGCTGCTGTCCTGCTCTGATATCTCGATATAGTTATCGGACCCGGAAGCCGCTGCCGATGATTTGAGATAGCATTGCAGCGTGTATGTTTGACCAACGTTAAGCTTTCGAGACCCGGTAAATAGTACAGTCTGATAGAGCTGCTCCGCGGCGGCGCCAGGCTGCAGTCTGCATGAATGCGTGCCAAGCATATCGGTATCCGCCGTCTTCGTGATGGTTCCGCCGGTCGTCACCAGCCACGAATCGCCTATTGTTGTGTTCTCGAAATTGTTGTTGGCGAGATATTGGCGCTGTATGCGGTAGCCGCGCTTTGCAATGTTGTGAAACAGGCTAATATCATGCGCCTCTGATAAGTCATCTGGTATCAGCTTGATCTGGTCAATATGAAATGTCTCCGTGTTCGCCGCGGCTGATGCAATCTGAATTTGCGGATACGCATAGGTTGCGCCTGCATCAAGCGTGTGCTCTACCTCGACAATTTGCCACTCGTCGTAAGTGTTACTTGCCGCCTGCGTTGTGCTGCCTGCAGAGTCCACTATCGCCAGACTCAACTCGCTACCGAGCATGCCGGTTGGGATATAAATTGCGGCTTTCAATGTGTACGTATTTCCGGCGGTCAGGCCGTGCATGTCTCCGGCGGCTTCGCTATCTGCTAGTGTAATAGTAGCCGCCGTTCCGGCCGCTACTGTTTTCGTACCGAGATACGAATATCTCCCAGAATAAGATCGCGTCTCACTACGCGCAAATGTGGCGTTGCTTAACGTGGTCGATGTCTCGCCGTACATTGCCGGGTTTGTTGTGCTTTCGCAACCCCCGCGGTCGATCAGCGTATCATGCCGGCACAGCATGTTTGCAGAGAATACGCGCCCGGTTTCTTCAACGGCTCGATCAAGATCGCCCACACCATCCTCTGCGTCACATCTGACGCGAGAATAATCGGTATTTTTGGATTGTCGCTTAAAGCCATCTTCAGTCGCGCGGCCAACAAACAGGTAATCGAAATCGCCGCTGTACCAACTTTCGGCTACGACACCGAATCTGTTTTGCAAATAGTTTTGCGCGTTTGTGCCGTTGTATACAGCGTTTGCCGGATCCCATGCCGCGTTTTGATCGTCGGAGAACTCGCCAGCGTCATTGTTGAGCCGGAAGCCAAGCGTGTTAGCTCCATAACTCTCTATAAGTTTGCCGTTAATGCCCTTGTACGAGTTGTAGTGCTCAAGCACGCGGTGGCCGGACGTGTTGATGTTTGCGCGCGTCCTGCCCGTCCCGTGCCCGTCGAGTGACCAGAATATTTCCTCATTCGCCACGTCTTTGAAGTCGTTTTGCACGTCATCGTCGGTTGCTACGTAGTTAAAGAATAGACGTACATAGGCTATGTCGTAATCTCCGGCAGTTCCAACTGCTCCCCGTATAGTTGCCTTATTAAACTCTGTTGTCTTTGCATCAATATTACCATCCCAGCCGGTATCATCTAGTGTTTTATCCATCCATAGACTACTTCCTGCGGTTGTGCCAGTTGATAAATCTATAGCAGCGGTTAGAGTAATCCATTGGTTGATGTTTCTATGCGTCGAACCATTATCATACTGCGCTGAAACTAATCGCCGAACAGTCCCTCCATCTTGCCAATAGACATAAAAATAATCAGATCCAGCATTCCATTCTACAATAAATCGTTGTGTTCCACTAACATACCATCCAAATATTCGATAATAAGATGCCGTGTCATGCGCAAAGTTAGACTTGAACTTGATTTGTAGTGTGAAAGTCTCTGTCATCGGACACAGCGTCTCTATATACCCGCTTGATAGGTAGTGGCTGCCGGGTACGGTGTGGGAGGTTACCCGAATGTCGTCTGCATACCACACGTCGCCTGCACTCGTTGGAGTCTCGCGACAACGTAAGGCAATACCGGCCGTGTCCATATCATCCGCGAAAGTATGGGAAAACTTGACCTCAAACCATGCGTCTGTAGTCGAGTCGCCGTATGTATCTACGTCATAGGAATAATTGGTATTCGACGCCGCGCCATCAACTTCACGGATCAGTACAAATACATCTGACGAATCAGCGCCACCCGCTGTCGGCAAATAGAGCCAGAAACTAACCTCTATTGTTTGACCTGCCGTGAATGTCGTGTTTGACGAACCCCCTGTAGTCCAATACCAAAAGTCTGTACCAGCCGCAGACTTGGTGCACTTGTACGAGTAATCGCCACCATGAGCGTAATCGCTTGACCTCGTGGGAGAGCAATCAGAGTCAGGAGCTGCACCACCATCGTCGATATATGGCGCTGTAGTAGACTCGCAATTCCCCCGGTCTATCAGGTTGTCTTCACGCGCTAAAGTGTAGCCTGCGCTGCCTGTCTCAAGGTCGGGGTATTCGATACCGCGAAAGTCGCAGTATAGCCGGAGGTCACGGTCAGCAAGCGTGCCGGTGCGCAATTCATCTTTCCACGCCGTCGGTATCGACTTGATAGCCATTTACCGATTCCCTCCGGCAGCACGTACCGTCGCCAAGGTGGTAGCCGCCCGCTCATCACCGGTGAATACATCGCCGTTGTAATTGATCACCACCGTCTCACCTGTATGCGTTGTACCACGCCGAACGGAAGACGGTTCCGGAAGGTCTGAGCCGTTCCGCTGGTCGGCAAGGCGTCGGCTGGTTGCATTGCTGATGCCGCTTGCAAAGGCTGACACGCCGGCAAGGCCAAGGAAAACAAGACCAAGCTCAAAAGCACCGTGCGTGAATGCTGACATTGCTGCCGACAGGAAAATCGATGATAAGTTATTCCAAAGTGAATCAAACGCGTTTGCAAGTTGCTCTTCCATGCTTTGCGCGTTTTCGCCTGCGTAGGCCAATGCGCTTGACATATCTCGGATAGTTGATAGGGCCGATTGTAATCCAGCTTGTAGCGCACCTTCGCCGACCGTTTGCCATAGCTCTTCTTTAAATTTTGCCATGTTCATAGCCGCATCAACTATGTCGCTGTCGGTCTCGGCTA